GTTTAGATTTTTTAAACCTTGTGTAAAGAGGTATCTAGTTAACAGAGTTAGAAGTAGGTTTGTTAAGATCAATGCAGATCAATGGGATACAGCTTTATTTTTACCAACTGAAAGATTTGTTAAAAAAAGTAAAAGTTTTGTACATAGACAAAGTAGAGGAATGATACAGTAATGGCAGTAAATGAAGGAAAAGTAACTCCAAACGGAAGATCCAATCATACAGGAACAATCAATAAAACTGGTGTTGCTCCTTTATCTCATTTTATGATTAGTTTTTCTGCACCTAGTGCAGCTATGGGTAAGAATCTTGGTAATTTTATAGGAAAAACTTTTATGACTGAAAAAACAAAAAGATTTGTCCAATGGGAACAAGAAGGCAATACTAATTTAGCATTTAGATGTGAAAGAGTTTCATTACCTGGAAGAATTATTATATCATCTCCATTTAAAGAAGGCAATATTGGATTAGTGAGAGAATATCCTACTAATACAGTATATCAACCAGTTGATGCAACATTTTTAATGTCTAAAGATTATAGTGAGAAAATATTCTTTGAATTATGGCAAGATTTAATTGTTGGACATCATAGAACAAAAGGTGACAGTAATCCTGGAGAAAATACTAGAGATCTAAATTATTTAGATAATTATACTTCATCTATAACGATACATTGTATGAGTCCAGTAGGTGCAAGACAGTTTGAAGAAACGTATAGATGTACATTGAGAGAAGCATATCCAAGAACTATTCAAGATATACAAATGGATTGGTCTGCAAATGAATTTGTAAGATTAAATGTAGTATTTGATTACAAATATTTTGAAGATAGATCTGACAAAGAAATTACTTCAGGTGCTACAGAAGATCAAGGTAGTTTTTTTAATACAACAGGAATAGGAGCTGGACTAGCAGCTGTGGGAGGAAGATTAATGAATAATCTTCCAGCTGGTGCACAAAGGCGAATTGGTGGTGCAGTGGGTTCTATTGGAGCTGTCAGAAATGCTGCAGGTTCATTGAGTGGAGGAACGGCTGCGAGAGTAGCAAGTAAATTATTTTAATTATTTTATATTAAGGAGATATTATGCCATTACCGGAAATAGTAACACCGGAATTTCAAACAACTTTACCATCTACAGGAGAACAAATTTTCTTTAGACCGTTTCTAGTCAAAGAAGAAAAGATGCTTCTAATGGCTCAAGAGGGTAAAGATAAATCAGAGATAACTAATGCAGTTATAAAAATTCTTGATGCATGTATTAAGACACCTTTGGAGATTAGAGAATTACCTATATTTGATGTTGAATGGTTATTTTTACAACTAAGAGCTAAAAGTGTAAATGAAGTTATTGATCTTAATTTAAGACATAATGTTGAGGATTGTGAACATTTAAATAAAGTTCAATTACCCATTCAAGATATTAAAGTTGATACTGAAAAAGATCACACTAACATATTAATAATATCTGAAGAAACTGGTTTAGGAATGACTTTAAAGTATCCTTCTCTTTCTTTAACAGAAAAAATAGATGTCGATAGTCAGAACAATTCTGATATTTTTAAACTTATTACTATTTGTATTAAAAATATTTTTGATAAAGAAAATGTTTACAATGATTATACTAAAGAAGAATTAGATAAATTTATAGGTGATTTGCCTCAAGATTTTCTATCCAAATTTATGGACTTTTTTAGAACTATGCCTAGAGTTGGACATAAACTAGAATATGTGTGTGAAGGATGCGGTAAAACAGTTACACATAACTTATCTGGTTTAATGGATTTTTTTTTGTAAGTTTGAGTCATGATTCACTAGGTAATTATTATCAAACAAACTTTGCTATGATGCAACATCATAAATATAGTTTAAGGGATCTAGAAAATATGATCCCATTTGAGAGAAGTTTTTACGTGACCATGCTAATTGATTATATAGAGAAAGAAAATGAAAGAATTAAACAACAACAACAGGCAAGATAAATGGTAGCTCAATTTGCAGCACCAGGTATATTAACAGCTTTAAGAACTGCGTTAGGTGGTGCTGCTTCAGTTGGTAGAGCAGGTTTAGTTAGTGCTGGTACTATAGCTAGTAAATTGATACCAGGTAAAACTGAATTGCCAGAACAACAAACTATAACTACAACTGTTGAAAAAACTGATGATGAACAAGATAATGAAAAATTAATAAATGATGCTACAGAGGCAGTTGCAGAAACAAGAAGACTTAATCAAGAAGCTCAAAGTTCTTTAGAGCCAGGTTTAAATTTATTTCAACAAATTAAAGGTATTTTAGAAAGTATCAAAGAAGATACTTCAACGGTTATTAAAGAAATGAATGCTGATGAAGCTAGAGAGATAAAGGCAATAGAAAAAGCAGAATCATTAAAGGTTGAAAAAGATACTGAAGCTGCTAGAAAACCTCTTTTTCAATCAGCCAAAGAAGTAACCAAAACAATTGTACAAGGAACCAAAAGTTTATTAGGAGGATTACTTAAAGGATTAATAGCTGCTTTGTTATTAGATTCTTTAGCAAAGGCTTTTACAGGTAAAGGAATATTAGAACTTGCTGAAGAATATATTTTTCAACCAATCAAAGATAAATTAAGTGAGAAAGTTACAGATATAGGAGAAAAAACAGGATTAAATCTTTTCTTTGGTGGTATAAAAGATTTCTTTGGTGGTCTAAAAAATATATTGAATCCAACTGATAATGTTACTTTCATAGAAGGTGTTGAAAAAATGAATACAGGAATAGCTAAGTTTTTTGACTCTTTACTTAATCCAATCACTCAATTCTTTGGACAAAAAGACTTATTACAAGAAGGAATGGAAAAACTAAGACAGTTTGAGTCTTATATTATGTCACCACAATTTGGAGAAGATCTTGATAATATTGGAACTGATATAGTTAATACATTTAAAAAGTTAGGTACAGATTTAAAAAATGCTTTTAGTGATCCTGCTACTATGTTTCCAAGTCTTAAATCACAAGAGAGAAGAATTAATGAACTTAAAGGTTCAGGCTTTACAACACCAGCACGACAAAAAATAATAAATGAATTAGTTAAAGAAGGTGAGATTAAAAAGAAAGGTTTTACAACAAAATATAATGAACTTGAGCCTCAAGAAAAAGTACTTGTAGATAAGTTAGTTGAAGAAGAAAGAGATAAAGCACTTTTAGAAGTAGATCCAAAATTTGATATTAAAAAATTTAGAGAAAAAGAAAAGTTAATGAATGATCTATATGAAAACTCTGACTTAAATCCAGATTTACCACAAGGACAGGAGAAAGAAAAAAGTGCAATAATTACAGATGGTCCAACAGAAGATGAAACAGAAGATGAGGATAAAGATATACCTAGAATTAGAATTTCACCAACTCCAGAAGATTTTCAAGTCCCAGAAGCTGTACCAGAAAAAGATGCAGACAAAATATCTATGGGTGCTAATATGAGAAACTATGCAATGGATCCTAAACCAATAGCTATGATGGCAGTTACAAGAAATTCACCAACTAGTGTTAACAACAATAATAGCTCTACAGTAGTTAGCAATACCACTAATGTTAAGAAAGGTGGAGGTGGCGGTTCTATAGGAACAAGAAACGCCGACACTTCACTTTATTCAGGTTTAACACCTGCCTTTATGCAGGGTGTTAGAGGTTAGTCTTTCAGCATATCCTGGAAATAATCCATATTAGCATCAGACTCTTGAACTTTAGCAGCAGCTATACTCTCCTTAGGAGGTTTAACTACAGGAGCTGGCTCAGGAGCTAACTCAACATCTTCAGCTGTTACTTCTGATGTACTAGTCATAAGAACCTTATTCAATTTAGCTTCTAGTTCTTGATAGGTTTTAAAATTACTTGGATCAGTAAATTCATTTAATGAATATTGACTAGCCCATGTTTGTTCTATCTTAGAATCATCTTCAGCTAACTTACTAGGAGCTTCAAACTCAGACTTATCATAGTTTCTATAACCTTCTAAGTTACGAATCTTCATCTTAAAGTTTGCACCTTCCCAAAAGTCAAATGGGTTCAAAGGCTTCTCATCTTCGAACTGTGGATTCATAGCTTCATTAAGTTTATCAAATATCTTCTTACCATATCTGAATAGTTTAACTTGACCATTGTTCTCTGGATTCTTCTGATCGTTAACAATTAAGATATTACTAATGTATAGTAATCTTCTTTTCTGTTTACGTGCTTGATCTTTACCAGCATCATCTCCTCTGTTCCATAACATATTATTATGTTTAGTTACAGGATCATCTTTACCTAAAGTAGTTAAAGAGTTTTCAATATACCATCCACCAGGACCTTGAAAGCCATGGTTGAATATTCTAACCCAAGGAATATCTTCTCCTTTGGTTGCAGGTAAGAATCTAATAACAGCATAGCCATTACCAGAGGCATCTACAGCAGGTTGCCAAAAACGTTCGTCTTTACCTCTTGCTGATTCGTTAGATGTTAACTTATTAGTTTCTTTTAATAGTGCGTCCAGACTGGACTGTGATGAGCGTTTAAGCTCAGCGAATGATTGCGACATAGTATCTCCTTGTATTGCAATGTATTAATTTTATCCACTTTATTCATAATGTAAAACTTATTATATAATATTATTTATCTTCAGTCAACAGTTGTTT